TCTTCGCTTTTAGGTAGTGTTTCAGGATCGTTGTCATATAGATTTATGCCGAAAGCTTCAGCAACATAATTATTTAGATCTTGAGTTTTCATGTCACGAAGTATAGACTCCATGTATTTTGTTCTTTTTTCAACGCCGTAAGGATCTTGTGAATACGCCTTTATATCGTACTCTTTGTCTGCCATACCGTTTACAACAATATCTACGAACTTAGGTATAATTGGAACTGGCTTCCAGTCTAAGTTTAAATAAGACAAATCACCATTAATAGACAACTCATCTTTGTATTTCTGAACAGATTGTTCTCCTCTAGCGTATAATCTCAGGTTGTGGAAGTTTCTTTGGTTGTGACCATACATACTTTGAGTATTGCTTCTCGTAGATCGATTATCGCCATACCACTCTTGCTCGATAGCTTTAGCTACTTTTAATCCGTAATCGTAGCTAACCTTTTCAATATCACTAACTACTTGGCTTGGGAAATATTTACCTGGATATTTTGACATACTATTGTTTTATTATTTTTGAAGCAAAGCCATTGTTATCATATCTGGCTATACCTAAATTTATCTTTTGTTTAGATCTATTAGCTACCGGTTTATACAAATGTCTGTTGCAAGCCATTATGGCTAAACCAGAGCTTATAGAAGCATCATGTTTAGTTCTTTTGTTTATATCAAATTTAGCCCAATCGCTTAGCGTTTCGTTAAAATACATTGTTCCGTAATCACCTTGACTTCTAATTCCAACATGGTCGTTTATGTACATTTCAATAGCAGCGGCGTGAGCCTGTTTAATATCTTCGCTAGAGTTAGGCATGCCACCTATTTCTTTTTCAGCTACAGATAACTTATTCCAAATCTTGTCTGGTCTATTCATGCTAAATCCTCTATAACCTCTTCTTTTGAAATGATATAATAATCTTGGTTTATTATTCTCTGCTAGTAGCGGCATACCATAAAATACGCATGCCATTAATACATCTTCAAAAAATATTTCAGCGGTTTGTGGTCTAGCAATATATTCCAGAAAAAACGTGTTAGCTGGAGCTGACTCCATGCTAAATTTAGTTAGTCCATGAAGAGATCCGTTGGATCCTCTACCATCAACTGTGCCACTAATATCATAGCTATCGCAACCAAAAGCTCCAACATGTTCGTTTCCCGGGTATTTAATTCCATTTTTAAGTATCACTCTATTTTGTAAATTTCTATCTGGAACCCAACTTACATTAAACCTACCGTTTGGATCTGGATTAAAAACTACTTGAGTATCTTTTATACCATTAACCCACTGAAATGAACCTTTAGTAACAACAGAAGAGCTTCTGTTTCCTTCATTATAATCTATTTGCTCGTATATTTTAGCTAAGTTAAACAGACTGTTTTTAGTTTCATCTCTAAACGCATGCTCTTCAGTTCTTGGAAACTGACGGTAAAATTCGTTTAAAGCATCTTGATCGTCTTTTAAGCCATCTACTTCGTTCTCCCAGTGATCTATAACGCCTATGTCTATTAGTTCACCGTCTGGTCCATAAACATCTCGTCTTGGAGTATTAAATACTGGTTGTCCAAACTCGTCAATAAATCCTTCAAAGTTCCATTCCATTGGGATAAACAAAGAATATAAACCAGATTTTGTTTGACCATTTCTATTACGTTTTGTGACATCACTGTCGTTATATAATTTTTTAAAGTTTTCACCACCTTTATCAAGAGCATTACTAGTCGAGCCCATCATACATTTACCTATCACCCTACTACCAAGACGCAAACAGGTTTTTGTAACTCGCCAGTTATTAAGTATATTATCAGGCCTTTCCCACTTACCACTTTCATCATGAACTAGCAAGCTAAGCTTTTCACCATCATAGCTGTTGTCTCCAGTATTTTTCCAGTCAATAGTAGTATCTAGACCTTTTATTTCTTCTAGCTGTTCGTTAGATGTTATTTTCTTACGTGTAAATTTACTAGCAGGCACACGATATGCAAGCTCAGACTTTGGTCTATCCATACCGTCTTGTACAGGTTTGAAAAAGAAAGGATAGTTAATAGATATAGGTACAACTTTATCGGTAAACATTTTCTTTGCGTCAGCACCAGACTTTGATAATATACCAAACCTACTATCGCTAGATATTGTAGCTTGATTTACTGTCTCAGCTGAACTCATAAATGAAAAACCAGAACGTCTGTTTTTAAGGTAACACATACCGTAACTTCTAGCGTCCGCTTTGCAAGCCTCCCAAAATATAAAAAATAATCTATTAGCTTCTCGGAAGTCAGGTCTACCAACGTCTATTTTCGTCCATTGCAAGTACATATAGTGAGTGCCAACTATATAAGTAGGAGTGCCGTTATTCATAAACCAAAAGCCTTCGTCACGACGCTTAAACTCTTCGTCTATATAATCATACCATTGATCTTTTTGTTCTTCTGGGTAATTCTTCCAGTCGAATATAGTTTTTAGCTTGCTAAGTTCTTTAGGTTGATCGAAAGCAACCCATTTGTTTTTCTCGTGTTTGTATACATTTTTAGGTGCAGGTGGTAGAGCTATCTTCAAACCTTGTATATCGTACACGTCACCTATTTGACCAGTTTTAGATATTACAACAACATCGTTTTCTTTGTCATATCCATACTTCCACTTCTTAGACTTGTTAAGTCTTTTTATAGTGTTAAGCCTTATCGGCTCTATTATTTTATATAGAGTTTGTTCGTACATTATTTCGATCTACCTTCAGCAAAGCCTTTAAATACTCTTTCTTTTTTAGTTTCAGGTTCCTTTCCATTGAGTATCGCCTCTTCCTCTTGTATTCTGTTAAGTATTTCAAATGCATCAAATATAGCGAGTTTCTTCGTCGCAGCGGCGTTTTTAAGTCTGTCAGCAGTAATATCATCGCCACTATCAACGATAGCCTCTTTAGCCACTTTGATGAGTTCTTCAACCGCTCTATGCCCAGCTTGGATTATATTCTTCTTCGTCTCCTTGATATTCATATTTAATTGTAATAAATTTAGAGTAAACTCTATAAAGTCTTTCTCCGTCGACAACAAACTCATATTGACTGTTAGGCGTAAAACCAACTAAATCACCGTTATCAACAGATCCATCTGTGTACTTAACTATTCCGATTAAAGGCTTTTCTTCTTCCGTAGAAAACTTATCGTTAGATTTTATGGGTTTAATAAAGCAAAAACCATCTACAGCTTTCCATTTAGATTCCTTAAATCTACTAGACTTATTAACTCTTTTGTAAGCGAATATCTGATCTTCATTAACAAAGTACATATCATCTTTATGGTACGCTTTACTGTTACGCTCTCTACCTTTTACATCATACCATCTTCTAAAAACGTTATGATGTACTAACACCGTATCTCCTACTTTTATTTTTGAGTCTCTATTAGTAGGTAAAGCTAAAACCTCCGCTTCTCTATTAGTGTATTGATGATTAGATATTTCAGTGTTAACTATTAAGCTTCCACCACTAACTTTTATAGAGTTGTTATACCTTTCGCCTTTAGGCTTCACTATGTAGCTATTTATTGATTTCACTAATACTCAAGATTATATTCTACAGAAACAGCCATGTTTTTATTAAAATCTTTCCAAGGCATAACATCTTTATTTTTTCTAATGTATATGCTGTACTTTTCTTTTTCTTCTACTATATCGCAAATAGTATGGCCTCCGTAAACTTCTTGACCTACAGAATAATGCATAGCGTCAATTTTATAATCTTTACCTATAGTAATCTTTCTAATAAGTTTACTCATCTTCGACAGGCTTTATTGTTCCATCGTTGATGTTTATCTCTGAGTTGCCGTACTGCTCATCAAATTCTTTTTGCAAAGCTGATAAGTAAGACTGCAACTCAAATACTTGATGAAGTAAGTTGTGTTTTCTTGTTTCTATCACGCCAATCTCTGCTTGAGCTTCATTCATTGACTTGACTAACCCTTGAAGTCTAGCTAATTGTTGGTCTGTAATTTTTTTTTGCCCAAGGTCTTTAACCTTAGGTGTTTTTCTTTTTGCCATAATTTTATTTAATTTAATTAATTTTTCTTAAGTAATAGACCA